GAACAAGTACCCGTCTCCGGCTGCTAGCCACTGGGTGCACGCGGAGTACGAGCGCAAGGGCGGCACATTCGTGGACGGCAACAAGCTGAGCGCCACGAAGAAGCTCTACAGCAAGCAGATCGCCGATGCGAAGAAGAAGACGCAGCAGAACAAGAGCCAGGACGACAAGTAACCCATGAGCTTCGCAGACTTCTCCCCGGCGAGCTACCGTGCCGCCTCCTCCGACCTCAGCATCAGCGTCTCGCCCCTCGGGCTTGTAGAGCTGGCTGACGAGGAGTTCGAGGTCCACGGTCCCCGCCTGAACCGGTACTCGCTGAACTGGGCGATGTACCTGGGGCACCACTGGAGCTACCGTCGCGAGCAGGGCGAGACCCAGGTCACGTTCAATTACTACCGCGCCTTCATCGACTACCTCATCCGGTTCACCTTCGGCAAGGGCGTCCACTTCGGCTCCCCGGAGGAGACCGAGGCGATCATCCCCAAGCGCCTGGAGCGCGTGTGGGAGGTCGACAACAACAAGCAGCAGGTCCTCAACGAGATGGCGCAGACTGGCTTCGTCTCCGGCGACTCGTTCACCAAGGTCGCCTACGAGGAGGCGTGGCAGGACTCCAGCGGTCAGGTCCACCCCGGTCGGGTGCGCATCCTGCCGCTCAACCCGGCGTTCTGCTTCCCCGAGTTCCACCCGCACGACCGCTCGCGGCTCCTGCGCTTCAAGCAGAAGTACCGCTTCTGGGGCACCTCGCTGGAGGGCACCCGCCAGGTCTTCACCTACGTCGAGATTCTCACCGATACCACCATCGAGGAGTACATCAACGACGAGCTGATCAGCTCCCGCCCGAACCCGCTGGGCGTCATCCCGGTCGTGCACATCCCGAACGTCGCCGTCTCGGGCTCGCCGTGGGGTCTCGGCGCTGCGCAGGACATCATCACGATCAACCGGTCCTACAACGAGACCGCGAACGACGTCGCCGACATCATCAACTACCACGCGGCTCCTGTGACCGTGATCGTAGGAGCGAAAGCCTCCAACCTGGAGAAGGGCGCGAAGAAGGTCTGGGGTGGTCTTCCTAAGGACGCCCAGGTCTTCAACCTCGAAGGTGGCTCAGCCGGAATGGCTGCCGGTATCTCCTACATGGAGATGCTGAAGACGTCGATGCACGAGCTGATGAACATCCCGGAGACCGCGCTCGGCACCTCGCAGCCCGTCTCGAACACCTCTGGTGTCGCGCTCTCGATCCAGTACCAGCCGCTGATGAACCGCCACTCGCAGACGGTCGGGCAGTACGGCAACGGGCTGGAGCGGATCAACGAGCTGGTGCTCCGCACGCTCGCCATCAAGGAACCGGGCATCTTCGTCTACAACGAGGCGACCGACGCCCCGCTGGACGAGAGCACTGAGGCTCCGGTCCTCGACCCCGAAGACCCGCTGGTCTACCGCAGCTTCGCGCAGTTCCCGCCCCCGCTGCCCCTGGACAAGATCGTCCTGCTCTCCGAGCTTCAGCAGAAGATGTCGATGGGTCTGGAGTCCAAGGCTGGCGCTCTTCGCGCGCTCGGCGAGGAGTTCCCGCAGACCAAGCTGCAGGAAATCCGCAAGGAGATGACGGACGACGCCAAGGCTGACGGCGCGCTCCAGCTCGTCAAGGTGCAGCTCAACAAGGAAATCATGGACATGACCGGCATGATGATCGGTCCGGACGGCTCTGCCGTGCCCATGGACCCGACGATGACCGGTGACGGCGACGTGATCGGTGATGGTGTGGCTGGACCGCCCACCCCGGGCGCTTCGGCGAACCCGGCGCTCAACATCTCCCCGGAGATGCAGGCAAGCCAGGAGCAGCTCCGAGCTGAGCTGGTCACCGCTGCCTTCGGCACGAAGCTGCCCAACCGCAGCCCCGTGAAGAAGGACAGCTAACTTTTTTGCTGAAACTCGGGATTTTACTGAGACAGGAAGTCTGTCCTACGGATGTACTGGAAATAACACCGCAGGTCATGTGATACGCCCCCGGGCACTCGGATAACGACCAAGTCAACGAAAAGAGAACTCACTATGTCGAATGCAGTCGACGGCGTCATTGCGCCGGTAGAAACGCCCAGCACCATCGAGCAGCACCCGATCACGGAGGCTCCCGCCACCGAGACCACCGCAGCTCGCTTCACCGCCGAGGACCTCCAGAAGGTTCGCGAGCAGGAGAAGAACAAGCTCTACTCCGAGCTGGAGAAGACCCGCCAGGAGGCGGAGGCACTTCGCAAGGAGAAGGAAGAGCGCGAAGCCAAGGACGCAGAGCGTCGCGAGGCACGTCGCCAGCGTGAAGCCGAAGCTGAGGCTGAGCGCAAGCGCAAGGAAGAGGAAGAGATGGACACCCGTGCGCTTCTCGCTCGTAAGGAGCAGGAGTTCCAGGACCAGCTCGCCGCGGAGCGCGCAGAGCGTGAGCGGGCATTCGCTCTTCTGGAGAAGGAGCGCGAGTTCCAGCAGCTCCAGCAGTACAAGAACCAGCTCATCGAGGCGAACCGGGAGAACATCGTTCCCGAACTGCTCGACCTCGTGAGCGGCAACACCCCGGACGAACTTCAGCACAGCATCGCCGTGCTGACGGAGAAGTCCAACAAGATTTTCGAGGCTGCAGCGGGCGTCGCCCAGCAGTCTCGGCAGAACCTCGCAGGGACACGCGTCACCGTCCCGGCGAACGGACCCCTCGACATCAACTCGGACCACCAGCAGATCAACTCCCCGGAAGGTCTCCGTGACCTCTCGATGGCTGACTACATGAAAAACCGCGACCGTCTCCTCGGTCAGGCTGCCTCAAACCGCGGTCAGGGGCTTTTTGGATAGTCGGGTGCTATCCGGTGCCACCGGGCTAGGAGGTCACCTCCTGGAGTCGGGAATCGCCACTGTCGCAAGACACCTCACCCAACTCCTCGAATAACCCTCACCCCGAAAGGACAGCCCCCATGGCTTCCGCAATCACCGGATCGAGCCAGCTCGCTGGCGCGCCCACCGCCTACAGCGGTTCCAACTCGCAGCTCTCGCAGGCGATCCAGACCATCTGGTCGAAGGAAATCCTGTTCCAGGCGATGCCCATCCTGCGCTTCGAGCAGTTCGCCGTCAAGAAGACCGAGCTGGGCGTCGCGCCCGGTCTGCGCGTCAACTTCCTCCGCTACAAGAACTTCGCGGTGGACCCGACCCCCCTCACCGAGGGTGTGCGCATGACCACCAACGCGCTGACCGCCGAGCAGATCGCCATCACGGTCGCCGAGCACGGCTACGCTGTCGCCGTCTCCGAGCTGCTCCTCAACAGCTCCTTCGATGACGTCATGGCGAGCGCCTCGCGCCTGCTCGGTCGTCACATGGCGCAGTACCTGGACGTCCAGGCTCGCCAGACGCTCTCGTCCGCCACGTCGGCGGTCTTCGGCTACGACCGCTCGGGCATCTCGGGTGGCGCGTTCACGAACTACGACGAGGGCACGAAGGCGACCAGCATCGCTGGCATCACCGCCAACCACAAGCTCACCACGGGTGCCATCAAGGACGCGGCTCTGACCCTCGCGTCCAAGAACATCCCCCGCATCGGTGAGACCTACGTCCAGTTCGTCCACCCGAAGCAGTCGCGTGACCTCCGGAGCAACCCGGAGTTCATCGAGGTCACGAAGTACGCCGCCCCCGGCAACTTCATGCTCGGTGAAATCGGTCGTCTCTACGACACCGTGTTCATCGAGACCACGCAGGTCAACAAGATCGCGTCGGGCACGGCGGTCGACTACTCGGGCTCCATCGGTGCCCCGAGCAACCAGACCGGTGTCCCGGTGGACGCCAACACCGCCCCCGGTCTCGGTGGTAACCCGGAGAACCCGGGTGCCACGGCTCCGTCCGGCACGACCGCGGTCGACGTGTACGAGTCGATCATGATCGGTGACAACGCGTTCGGTCACGCGATCAGCCTCCCCGTGGAGCTGCGCGACGGTGGCGTCCTCGACTTCGGTCGTGAGCACGCCCTCGCCTGGTACTCCATCTGGGGACTCGGCGTAATCACCGATCAGGCGATCACGAAGGTCTACACGGCATAATCTGCCTGGTCAGACCAGAAAACCACTAGGGGCGGGGACTTCGGTCCCCGCCCCTTTGGCGTTTCTAAGCCCCAGATAGTGGTACATTATCTGCGCTGTGATACGCTGCTCGCATGACTGAACTCGACCGAACCATCACCCCACCTGCCGAGACTGACATCAACGTGGAGCAGGCTGCCCTGCTCCCCGCTCGCTACAACAACGACGGCAAGCGCATCTGCGGCAAGCCTGGGTGCCCCAAGCTCGTCCACTCCCGAGGGCTCTGCCAGACGCACTACCGGACCGCCCTTCGCCTCACGCGTAACGGGGGGCGGAAGGTCCCTGGTCCAGCTCCGGACCCCAAGAAGGTTCGTTCCCGCCACAACCCCGATAACCCGAACCGGCTGCGCGACAAGGAGATGCTCCGCAAGCACAACCTGAAGACCGCGTACGGGCTGAGCCTGGAGGAGTACGACGCAATCCTGGAGTTCCAGAAGAACTGCTGCGCCATATGCCTACTGGACTTCTCCACAGACCCGAAGACCCCGCACGTAGACCACGATCACGTGACAGGGGAGGTCAGGGCGATCCTCTGCCACCACTGCAACCTCATGCTCGGCAACGCGGGGGATCACGCAGGAATCCTCTCGGCTGCTATCGGCTACCTGATGGACTTCGACCGCGGGCTCGTGTACCGGCAGCTTCAGCAGGACGGTCCCCTGCGAGTCAGCTCCTCCATCTCAGCGGGTGTCCCCGTAGCTCCTGGCGAGCACTTTACCGAGACAGCCGCCCAGCCTGCCGGAGAGACTGGTTCGGCAAGCCCCATTCACTCATAGGAGAATACTCGTGCCAACAGCCCCCACCAGCCCCCAGGACACCACTGGTCGCGCCGCCGAGCAGGCGCGTAAGGCTCAGCAGAAGCAGCTCGACGCTCGACGCGAGGAAATCTCCGTCGCCGCAGCCGATGAGCGGGAGTCCCTCGCCCGCGACGTCTTCGACCCGAAGACCCCCGATGCCCCTCTCGTCCTGGACGAAATCGAGACCGTGGGCGTCCAGGTCAAGCAGACCGACGTAATCATCCGCACCATCACCGACATCGAGGACATGACCTTCGGCGTCGGCAACAACTACAGCTTCAAGGCTGGCGTCAAGTACAAGGTGCCGGTCGAGCTGGCTGCCCACCTGGAGCGCCTCGGCTACATCTGGTCGCACAGCTAATGACGCAGTTCCGCAAGAAGCCGGTCGTGATCGATGCCCTGCAGTGGGACGGCACCGACGAGCGCAGTCGTGAAATCAGCGACTGGGCAAACGGTGCTGTCGCGATAGTCGACACCGACCACATCCAGCACCTCTGGGACTATGACGCCGGGGCGTACATCATGCCTCGCGGCAAGGTGATCTTCGGAGCACCGTTCCGCGAGCGCTGCCTGATCGTCCTGACCCTGGAGGGCGAGATGGTCGCCCGACTCGGCGACTGGATCATCCGGGGCGTGCAGGGTGAGTTCTACCCGTGCAAGCCGGACATCTTCGCGGAGACCTACGAAGCGGTCTGACCCAGACCCGACGAGCCAGCCCCCCGTGCTATTCGCCCACCTCGGCACGGGGGGCTTTCGTTTGACCAGTTTCCTGCGAGTCATTCCGGGAACATAGGAGAAGGATTCGGAGGTTCCATTGGCTGACATCAATAGCCTCATCGCTAAGACACGCATCGAGCTTGGCGACGTCGGTACCTCCTTCGTGGACTCGTTCCTCACGGACGGCAAGACCAACCGCTTCCTGACGCATCACCACCCGCTGGACGGCGCGAGCATCCGCGTCTTCGTCAACGGCACCGACGTGTCCACCCTGTCGGCGGTGGAGGAGTCCACGGGCACGCTGGTGCTGGACTTCACCGCGAACGACTTCCCCACGCTGTTCACCCAGGGCAACGCCGTCCCGGACGCCGGACTGCAGGTCATCGTCTCCGGCACGGAGTTCCGCTACTTCACCACCAGCGAGCTGACCGACCTGGTCAACACCGCGTTCGAGCAGCACACGGCGCACGCTGTGGACGCGATGGGGCGCAAGAAGACCCTGGACAACCTCCCCACGGTGGAGGAGTACCCCGTTGCGGTCTATGCCACCACGCTGGCGCTGTACACGCTCTCCACGGACGCCGCCTTCGACATCGACATCTCCGCGCCGGACGGGGTCACCATCCCGCGCGCGGAGCGCTTCCGTCAGCTCACCGAGCAGATTCAGACCCGCCGCGAGCAGTACCGCGACCTGTGCGCCCAGCTCGGCGTCGGGCTGTACCGCATCGAGGTCGAGAACCTCAACCGCATCTCCAAGAGCACGAACCGGCTCATCCCGGTCTACCGTCCGCAGGAAGTGGACGACCGCTCGTACCCGCAGCGCGTACGCGTCGACCAGCCTACCTTCGGCGACGAGAGCCCCGCCTGGGACAACACCGGCACGGAACTCACTGCCTACCAGGGTCAGGCGTTCTCCGCGACGATCCCGCTGCCCGCTGGCGACTACACCAACAAGACCTTCGAGGCTGGGCTGTACTACCAGCGCGGTAGCTACCAGGTGCTCCAGACCTTCGGTCTCTCGGTGGTCGTGGACAACACGGGCACCTACCAGGCGACCCTCACGCTCACCGCCAGCCAGACGCACCTCATGCTGCCGGAGCGCCTGTACTACGTCGTCACGGCGACGGACAACACGACCAACGAGGTGACGGAGGTCGTCTCGGCGAACTTCTACACCGTGCACTCCTATCAGGTGATCCTATGACCGACATCCCGCTGCCGCCCACCGACGTCAACCGCACGCCGGACATGGACCCGTACATCCCGGTGGACAGCTCCGCCATCGTCCACACCGCCCAGAGTGCCGCCATCGGCACAGCATTCGTCCTGTAGGAGAACCCCATGGCATTCACCGCTGGAGACTGGAAGCAGTCCCTCTCCCTCAACGGGCAGATTCTCGCGTCTGGGCAGGTCGCCACCCTCGGCATCGACACCACGATCTACCAGGTGCCCACCGGCAAGCAGGCGAAGATCGCCACCGCGATCATCTCGAACACCGGCAGCACCGACACCACGCTGAGCCTGCACGTCATCCCGGGCAGCTCCTCGCTCGGTCCGACGCACAAGGTGTACAACGCCATCCCGCTCGCCGCTGGCGCGGTCATCCACCTCCCGCTGGAGGGCGCGTTCCTGGAGACGAACGCGATCCTCTCCGTCAACGTCGGCGTCAGCGCGGCGGTCAACTACCTCATCACCGGAGTGCTCTCCGCGTAAGCGAGGGCACCACTCATAGGAGACATTCATGGCTAGGGATCAGCTCATCCAGGTACGCCGGGGAGCAGCGACCGGCGCAGGAAGCTGGACCACGGTCAACCCTGTCCTCGCGTCCGGCGAGCTGGGCTTCGAGTCCGACACCCGCAAGCTGAAGATCGGCGACGGCGCTACCGCCTGGACCTCGCTCGGCTACATCGGCGTCGGTGCGGCAGACAGCGCGACCACCTCGGTGAACATCACAGGCGGCGCGGCAGGCTCCCTCCCGTGGCAGAGCGCACCCGGCGTCACCTCTCTGCTCGCCATCGGTGCCAAGGGCAAGGTGCTCCAGGTCGACCCGATCAGCGGGCTGCCCGCCTGGAACCTGCCGAAGTTCACCGACTTCGCCGCCAGCAACTCGGCTGCCCTGCTGCCGCTCATCTCGGACGCCACCGGCACCGGAACCGCGGTGTTCTCGAACTCGCCCAGCCTGACCACCCCGAAGATCAGCGCAGGCGGTGCTGTGGTCACCCAGCAGACCGGAGCCAACACCACGACCATCGTGGCGGCTGCCGGAGCAGCTTCCTACACCCTGACCTTCCCGGCGCGCACGGACACCGTGCTGACCCAGACCGACCTCGTGCCGTACTTCAAGCAGGACGGCACCGGGAACTACCTGGCGCTGGGCAACCGCGGCATCCAGTTCAACAGCACCGTGAACCTGGCGATGCCCGCCGCCTCGGGCACCCTGGCGCTCACCACCATCGTCAACGGCTACATGAAGGCTGACGGCTCCACCCCGATAACCGGCAACCTGAACCTCAACGGCTACTCGATCCTGGGCGTCGCCAACCTGACGCTGACCGGAACGCTGGACACGGGGCTCACCGCGGGTGTGGTCAAGTCGGACACCAACGGCGTGCTCAGCGCGGGCAAGGCAGTCCTCACCTCGGACGTCTCCGGCTCCCTTCCGGTGGCGAACGGTGGCACGGGCGGCACCGACGTTGCCAGCGCTCGCGCGGGTCTCCGCCTCTTCGTGCAGTCTGCTCAGCCGTCCTCCTCGAACATCCCCGGGTACTCGCCGCAGGTCGGCGACATCTGGCTCTGGTAGGGGGTGAAGCGTGTCCCTTTCCTTCGGCTTCGGCTACCCGTCCACCCAGTCCCAGGGCACGTTTGAGGGACCCTACACCGGGCAGCAGTACCTCTACGAGTTCCTCGGGAACTACCCCGCGGGCAACCCGAACATCAACGGCACCCGGATCGTCTCCATCGACAACATCCTCCTGAATGGAAGCTGGTCCGCCACCAACGGCTGGCGCGCGGAGTTCCACTCTGACGGCTACCTCTACGTGTTCTACAACACGTCGGGCGGCTCCGGTAGCATCAACTTCACCCGCTGGCTCGGCAACGGCGGAACGGTCTCCTCCAGCACGGGCTACACCTGGGGCGCGGACGGCGGTCCCGGTGGTCTGCAGGGAAACATCTACTGGTCGACCGTTCCTGGTGTGCCGCAGAGCATCACTGCGACGCGCTCGGGCACGAACGTCACCGTCACCACGGTGGGCTCGGCGGACAACGGCGGCTCCCCCCTCGTCTCGGACGGCATCCAGTACGCCCGCGCAGGCGGCAACTGGGTGGGCAACTACGACATCTCCTCGGGGACGTACGTCGTGCGCGGGCTCACCCCTGGTGTCTCGTACTACTTCAGAACGTATTCGAATAACATCCACGGCTCGGGCGCTCCGCTCGCCTCCGCTCTGATCACGATCCCCAACCTGCCCACCGCGCCGTCGCTGACTCTGGCGAAGAACGCCACGAGCGTGACGCTCACAGTCGGCGACACCACCAGCACGGACACCCCGACGTACTACGTGCAGCAGTCGCTGGACAACGTCACCTGGCAGAGCCCCATCACCGTCTCCGGCTCCCCGCGCACGTACACCTTCTCCGGGCTCACCCCGGGGCAGACGTACTTCTACCGTGCCTACGCCACCAGCGACGTAGGTCAGGGCGCGTACAGCACGGTGCAGTCCACCACCATCGCCACCGTCCCGGGCGCTCCTGCGTCCATCTCGTGCGTGCGCGCAGGGCGCAGCGTCACCGTCAGCATGACCGCGGTGACGGTCACAGGCGGCGACCCGATCACCTCTTACGGCATCCAGTACTCGAACGACGGCGGCACCACCTGGTCGGCTGCGACCCTCGCAGACAGCAACCTGCAGGCGACGTTCAGCAACCTGACCACCGGAACCACCTACGTCTTCCGCGGCTACGCCACCAACGACATCGGGAACGGTGCCTACGTCACCTCGACGGGCGTCTTCATCTCCGGCTACGGGAAGCGGTACGCCCAAGCCGCGGTTACCGCTGCCAGCCACGACGGCACCAGCGTGACCTACACGGCGACCGGGCACGGCTTCTCGGCGACGGACCTGGTGGACGTCACAGGGGTCACCCCGGCGACGCTGAACGTCACGCAGGCGCAGATCACTGCGGTCACCGCGAACACGTTCACCATCGCCAGCACGGTCACCGATGCCTACACTTCAGGAGGCACCGTCAAGGGATTCGCCATGGTGCTCAACGGGAGCCGCTGGAGCGGCACCGCCTGGGTGCCGATCACCACCAGCCAGAAGGTCGCCTCGGGCACCGACTACAGCAGCTTCAACTAGCCGAGAGGACCGACCATGCGCGGATCATCGCCCAAGGGGCGGTTCGACATCGACTACGAGTCGGCGTCCATGTACGAAGGCATGGGCGAGGAGCTGGGCGGCACTGTCGGGCAGGAAGTCCACTGGTGGGAGTGGGAGAGCCAGGCTGTCGTGGATGCGCACGCTGGCACGATCTACGACGACCTGTACGACGTCTCCGACGACAGCGCCGTAGGAAACGGGCGGAAGTGGCTCGAACCGTTCCGCCTGCCCACCATCTCGGCGATCATCGCCCGTGGCGGCAGCCTGATGAACGACCGAGGCTTCTACGTCACGGACACGCTCACGATCACCGTCAACGTGGGCGACATCATGCGTCTGATCCCCACGATGGTCGAGGACCCACAGAAGCACATCAAGGACCGGCTGGTCTACCACGGCGAGGTGTACACGCCCTCGGCGGTGCTGCCGCACGGCTCCTTCGGCTACCGCTGGTCGGTCGTGACGATCACCTGCACGCGGGTGAACCCGGAAGAGATGGTCAACGACCCGCAGTTCCTTCAGTACGCCGAAGACACGTCAATTCCGGCAAGAGACGCTCTGTCCTAAGTATGCGCTGACCAAACCGCACCCCGTCCCTATCCTTAGAGATGTAGGACGCCGTGTGGTGGCTTACCCGGTCGAGAACCGGTCTTGCGCACTCCTAAAGGAGTCTCTGTGATGGGAAACGCTGTGAAGGATGCAGCCTGCGGGAGAAATCTCACCACCCCATCCGAATCCAGCCTCACAGGTGCGAAATGACCGCGAAGGAAGACATCCTCGCCGCGATTGAGGAAGCTGCGAAAGAAGCAGCCGCCTTCATGACGGTGGACCTTCGCGACCACCAGACCGCGGACGGATGGCACCCCGACGTCGTGAACGCGACCGATGTCATGTTCCAGGACAAGAAGTTCTCCGCCAGCATCGCTCCGGAGGTCTCCGACCAGGCGTTCATCCACGAGTACGGCAAGGAAGACGCCAAGCCGACCGCCACGCTGCGCAAGTACAGCCAGAACGACGACGCCGCCCAGACGGCGCTGTTCACCACCCTGGCTGACAAGGTGAGTGGTCTCCTATGAGCGGCATGACCTACCTCCTCGATGAGGAGCGCGCGCTGAAGGCGAAGCTCCAGGGCATGACCGTCACCGACCAGCGGTCGCAGGCAGACAACAAGCCGCGCCAGGTCGGGGTCTACTTCACCCAGCCGGACCCGGAGCTGCGCGAGCAGCGCTACCCGTACGTCACCATCGACCTGCTGGGCATCAGCAAGGACCCCGAGCGGGAGATGCGCGGAGTGATCGCGCCGGAGTACCTGAAGCCCGCCGAGACGACGCTGCCCTCGGACACCCAGAGCTTCATCATCCCCTACCCGATCCCGGTCAACCTGGACTACCAGATCACGTCATACGCGAGAAATCCTATGCACGACCGGGCGATCATCACCCAGCTTCAGTTCACCCACCTCTGGCAGCGCTTCGGCTACCTGTCGATCCCGTTCACTAACGCGGACGGCGGCGAAGAGGTGAACTTCCGGCGACTCGACGTGCTCGACATCGCCAAACGAGATTTCACGGAGGACAAGAAGCGTCTCTTCGTGAACGCCGTGACTGTGCGTATCTCCTCGGAGGTCGCGCAGGGCACGCTCACTGATCTGTACAAGGCGGAGCGGATCAACATCACCGACATCATCGAGATGACGATCCACCAACGCACTGCAGAGACCGACATCATCTACCCCAAGCCGTACACCATCACGTAAACGACCCGGACCCCCGTAGAAGCACTCAATCCTCTAAGGAGAAACCATGACCACAGGTCGCCCAGGTGTTTACATCAGTGAGCGCCTCCTGCCCGCCCCGATCCCTGCTAGCTCGACCTCGGCTGCCGTAGGTGCTGCCATCGGCGAGTTCGCCCAGGGACCGAGCGCCGTGACGTACGTCCGCTCCTGGTACGACTTCGTCAAGCTCTACGGTGGCTTCAACGCCGCCTACCCTGCCACCTTCGGTGTCGGCGAGTACTTCCGCAACGGCGGCAGCGGGCTCTACGTCCGCCGCGTCCTGCACTCGGATGCCGCTGCCGCGACGGCGCTGATCAAGGACGGCTCCGCCGCCACGGTCTCCACGGTCACCGCCAAGGAGCTGGGCTCGGACGGCACGAACCTCCGCGTCAACATCACCACGGCGCGCACGGTCAACTCGATCCAGTACTTCACGGTGCTGATCACCCGCGAGGGCTCGACCAACTCCCCGACCGACGTCACCAACGACATCGTCCTGGAGCAGTACCTCAACGTGCGGTTCGACAACGCGTCGTCCAGCGACTTCATCGACAACGTCGTGAACAACCAGTCGCTCTACGTGAGCTTCAACACGGCTGCCAACGCCGCGCTGCAGGCTCCGCTGGCTCCGGTCTCCGGGGTCACCACGCCGCTGGTCGGCACGGGTCTCGACGGGGCTGCCGTCGTCGCCGCGGACTACACCGCGGTGTTCGATGAGTTCAAGGTCGTGGACAACCCGCTGGTCATGTTCCTGCCGGAAATCCTCAACCCGAACGCGCTCGGCACGGGAGGCACCACGGTGCAGACCGCGCTCGCCTCGTGGGCGGCTGCGAACGACGGCTTCGCGGTCATCGACACCCCGTCCGGTGAGGCTCCCCAGGGTGCGCTCACCTACGCCTCGACCATCGGCTCGGTGGCGAACGCGGCGGTGTACTACCCGAACATCTTCATCGTGGACCCGGTCGGTCGGTCGCAGAACTCGCTGCGCCTCATCGGTCCGGCTGGCTCGGTGGCGGGTCGCTACATCGCGGCTGACGCTGCGGCTGGTCCGTTCAAGCCCCCGGCAGGTCTGAACTTCGGTCAGATCGGCACGGCGGTCAACACGGAGCGCAAGCTGACCTCGGACGACCGCGACCTGCTGAACAGCTCGGCGACGCCGGTCAACGCCATCCGCAACATCCCCGGAGCCAACACGGTCATCTTCGGTGCCCGCACGCTCCTCCAGGACGGCACCGCGAACCGGTACGTGAACACGCGCCGCTCGCTCATCT